ATCACGCCATCCCGGTTGAGGTTTTTGCCGACGCGATCGGCGTCCACCGCACCAGCGTCTACAGGTTCTACAAAGGGTTAACTTTCCCCCGCCCGGAGACGATCGAGCGGATCAGGAAAGCCACCAACGGCAACGTCACCGCCGACGACTTTTCCCAGGTCTACGCCCACGCCAAGCGCTATGCTGTAGGCTAACGGCCATGATCAGCGTCGGCATCGATATCGGCGTTTCGGGAGCTATTGCAGTCCTTTCCGACGGGGCGCTGGTCGAGGTCTTCGACATGCCCGTCCTGCGCGACGGACCCAAGTCGCGCGCCACCGTCAACGCGCCGCTCCTCGCCGAGATCCTCGCCAAATCGCACGCCACGAAGGTCTATATCGAATGGGTCGGCGTCCGCCCTGGAGAGGGCGTGGTTGGCGCTTTCGCCTTTGGCCGCTCACGGGGCATCGTTGAGGGGGTCTGCGCTGGGCTCGCGATCCCGGCCGAGTTCATCACGGCGCCAGCCTGGAAGCGCCTGCACGGGATTGCGCCGGGGAAGAACGGCGCTAAGGACGCCGCGCGCTCGAAGGTGATCGAGCGCTGGCCCGACAAGGCGGCGCTATTCGCCAGGGTCAAAGACGACGGACGCGCCGAAGCCTGCTTGATCGCTGTCGCTGGCCTCATGCGGGGGCGATAAATGGTCGCTTTTACCGCAATGCGGGGCGCCGAAATCCTCGAATATCTCCGCGATGCCTTGATCAAGACGGCGGTGGATAAGCGGAGTTTTTTAGAACAGTCGGCGGCGATCGGGGGCAATGCTCCGACAAAGGCCGAATCGGCGGAGGCGCGCGCGTTGGAAGCGGCGGCCGATGTCATCCAGTACGCGATAAGTGCGGGTCAAGAGGCACAGACAAAGGGTCGGGATGCGCCTGACTTTGTAATGCGTATGGCCGCCCAAGCCCGCACGGCCCTTACCGCAAGCGAGGACTGAACCTTGACGGGAAGCGGGAGATCCCATGGCTACACTTGCGGGACAAGAGGTATGGCGCCAGTGGATTGATCAGGCGAGGAACGCTGACTTCCTAGAGCAGGCCCGCAAGCACGGCGCCCAACTCAAGAAAACCGGCACAGCCGAATGGACAGGACCCTGTCCGCTATGCAGCGGCAAAGACCGCTTCAGCATCAACGTCAAGAAACGCGTGTTCAACTGCCGGGGCTGCGGCGGCGCAGGCGACGTTATCGCCTTCGTCCGGATGATGACCGGAGGCGGGTTCGTCGAGTCGGTTGAACTGATCAACGGCACGCCGCGCCCTGATCGCTCGCGCGACGAGACGCCGGATGAGCGCAAGGCTCGGCTACTGGAGAACTCCAAGCGCAACGCCCTGTATCAGCAGCGCAAGGAGGAGCAATTAGCGGCCGAGGACGCTAGGGCTAAGCGCAACGAGGAGGTGATCGACAACATCAAAAAGCGGGCCGTGGAGATCTGGGGAACGCATGGCGAAGATTACATACGCGGGCGGGGGCTCAATCCCCACAAGCTGCTGATGGGCGACATCAAGTTTGTGCCCGATCTCGACTATTGGGGCGTTCAGGACAATGGCACGCGGTCCGTCGTGCATCTCGCCACTCTGCCCGCGATCGTCGCCTATATCCGCGATTTTTCGGGCGCTGTGATTGGCCTCTCGCAGACTTATCTCGACCCGGTCGAGCCCCGCAAATGGACGCCAATCGGTTCGCCGACCAACAGTGCCAAGAAAATCAGAGGCGAGAAAAAGGGCGGTCTCATCCGCCTGGGGCCAGCGAGTTGCGAGACGCTGGCGCTATCAGAGGGCTGGGAAAACGCCCTCGCATGGCACCAAATGGGGCACGGCCCCGAGGACGTCGCCCTGGCTGCGGCAGTCGATCTGGGCAATCTGGCAGGCGGCGCGACCGGGCCATGGCCGCATCCTGTCCTCAAGGATGGCGACGGGCGGCCAGCACGAATCAAGAACGGCATTCCCGACCCATCGCATCCAGGCGTAATTCTGCCGCCCGACATCAAATCCATAATTTTATTAGCGGATCTCGATAGCGAGACATATGCGACCGCCGCCCAGCTTCGCACCGCTGGCAACCGCTTTCGAGCCATGGGCTTAGAGGTCGATATCGCGTGGCCTCCTGCCGTTGGCCAGGACTGGAACGACGCTCTGATCTCAACAGGGGAAGGGAGACATTTTGAGCGCGCCCCCGGTCCTTGAGCATCCTTACGGTAGCATAGAGTCCTTCGATAGCTTCCTCAAACGCACAGACTGGATCTGGGAACCCCCGATCAAGTCCAAGTTTGGGGCGATCTCGCTCGACCAGTTGGACGACCCAGGCGTCGAGCACGATTGGCTTGTGTCTGGCTGGCTGTCGAGCCGCGACCGCTCGGTCCTGGCTGGCGACAGCAAGGCTGGCAAGAGCTTCCTGGCGCTCGAAACCGGTCTATGCATCGCATTCGGTCGTACGATCTTTGGCCTCAAGACCAAGCACGGCGGCGTCGTGTATCAGGTTGGCGAGGGCTTGGGAGGGTTCAAAAAGCGCCTGCGCGCGTGGCGCGCCTATTACGGCGCTGACTTCACCAGAGACGTGCCGTTCCGGCTATTTCAGAAGTCGATCGACATCTATCGCGACTTCGATCAGGTCGATGCGCTGATCGAGGAGATCCTGCTGCACGCTGGGACGTTCGGGGTGCCGCTGCGCCTCGTCATCATCGACACGCTCGCCAAGGCCTCGATCGGCGCCGACGAGAACGCGGTCAAGGACATGGGCGTCGTGATGAAGAACGTCGAGCGCATCAACGAGAAGACCGGCGCCCACGTCATGCTGGTGCATCACCTGACCAAGGGCGGCGTCGTGCGCGGCTCGACCACCATCTATGCGGGCGTCGATCAGGTGCTGTTACTGGACCGCGACGAGCAGACCAAGCTGCGCACCTTGACCCTCGACAAGCAGAAGGACGACGAAGAAGGCATCGCCCTCACCTTCGAACTAGAGCAGGTGCCATTGGGCTTCGACGAGGACGGCCGAGCGGTGACCTCCTGCGTCTGCATTGCGGTCAGCGAACGAGAGCGCGTCCGACGCGAGGAGGAGCTTAAGGGCGCACGGGTCTCCGTCGCGCTGGAAGTGTTCATCAAGGCGTTCTTTCAGGCGCAGACGCGCTATGGCGCCCCGGTCCCGGATGACTTGTCGCTATCGCCCAACGTCCGGAGCATTGTGCAGTGGGAGGACGTCAAGCGCGCCTACGCCGATCTCGCGCCCAGCGACGCCCTGGTCCGCGAGGAGCAGACGACCGAGGAGCAGGAGCAGGCCACGAGCAGGCATTACGAGAAGCTCAAGTCACGTTTGCGCCGGATGCGCGAGGAGACGATCGCGCGCGGCATCCTCGGGTTCGACCAGCATGAGGGGCACTCGGTTTGCTGGTGGACGGGCAAGCCGCTGCGCGCGTTCCCGCATACTCAGCCGCCGCCGGAGAAGAAGCATGAGGATGATCCCGCCTATGACGTCCCGTTCTGACCAATGAGCCAGCGCGCCTCCGGCTACAATCGCCGCCCTAACGAAGACTATCCGACGCCCGCCTGGGTGACGGCGGCGCTCGGCGGCTATCTCAAATACGTTGTCCAGGCATGGCACATCTGGGAGCCAGCGGCTGGCGACGGCGCCCTGGCCGCCGCGCTACAGACCCAAGGCTTCAAGGTGACCGCCACAACCGACAATTTCCTCAAATACGCCGCGCCGCCATGCGGTGGCGTCGACGCGATCGTGACCAACCCGCCCTACGGCGAAGACCGCCGCTCGGCCATAGCGTGCGATTTCATCCACCATGCGCTCAATCTCAACGTCCCCATCGTGGCCATGCTGCTTAGGGTCGACTTCGATTCGGCCAAGACGCGAGCCATGCTGTTCCGGGACAATCCGCGCTTCAAGGCGAAGATCGTCTTGCTTGATCGGATCAAATGGTTCGACGGGCCTAACTCGCCGTCTGACAATCACGCATGGTTCCTCTGGGGTCAGGGCCACTGTGATCCGGCCTGTATTCTCTACGGCGCGAAAGATCGGTCAATCTGATGGATAAATTCCCTCCTGCCAAACAGCGCCCAGCGCTGCTCGAAATGGCCAAGGCGCTCCTATCGCGGGACAAGGCATTAAGACGCGACGAGAACGGCGACTGGCGGATTCTGGGCAAGAAAGGGCACATCTACGCCGTGCCCGAAGGGTTCCAGATCATGGTTGCCGGCGGGACCGCCCATTGGTGGCATGCGGCCAAGCGCCGGTTCGACTTCGCCAAGGTTCTCCAGGACGGCGGCGACGAGGGCATCGTCGTCCTCAGTCGATTGCCGACGCCGACCGAGGCCGAGTCGATCCGCCACTATTGCGGCATCGCCAAGAAGCGCGAGGTCAGCGAGGAACAGCGCGCGCGGCTCCTCGCGGCGGTTGCGGCCTTCCGACGAAATAAACAGGCGACAGAGGGCAGCGAACCTCGGTAGGATGGACTGGCGAGAGTCTGAGGGCGGGAGCATGCCATGGGAGTGGTCTATGCTGCGCTGGCTTATCGCTGCGGTTTTCGCTTCTTCACCGGCATTCGCCGCCGAAACGATGCACTACACGTCGGGCGGCAACGTGGTCAATGGCGAGTACATGCCAGGGGCGGTCGGCTTCAATCTCGCTGACATCAGCAGCCTAAGCGCCCTCAATCGTCTGCCAGAGGGAGTCAAGGGGCTGGTCTATATGTCAAGCTCCATCGGCTGCGGCGGCGACACGAACTCTTTTCGGTCGTTCGTCGATCCGTTCCGGGGCAACCAGAAGCTCTGGGGCTTCTATCTGATCGATGAGCCCTACATCAAAGGGTACGGCGGCAAGCCGCCCTGCCTTCCCGCCAATTTGCTGGCTGAGACGCGCTACATCAAGCACGAGATCCCGTTCGCCAAGACCTACATCAAGATGGGCAACAGCGACGGGCAGAAGGCCCCCAATTACGACGACTACACCCCTGGCAACACCGGCGTTGATGCGTTCGGCGTCGGCTCGTACATGTGCCGGTCGGACTTCGTTGGCAAACCCGGCATGGAGGACGGGTGCGACTTCACCATGGTCGATCGCTATGTCGACGCGGCCGAAAAGCACATCCCCACCGCCAATCTCGTGCCCACCTATCAGGCCTTCGCCGGTTGGCGCACCGAGGCGACTGGCGGCGTGTTTCTGATGCCGACAGTGGATCAGGAACAGAAGATCCTGACCACATGGCACAAGCGCCTGCCGAGTCCGATGATGGAGTACGCCTACGCTTGGTCTTGCCAGGAGCAATCGACGGATTGCTTGTCGCGCGACGTCGCGCTGCAACAGGTGTTCAAGGACTGGTTCGCCAATCGAGCCATCACCCCTGAACCGGAGCCCGAGCCGCCCTATCCCGAGGGTCCAGAGACCTGCGCGCCTTGCTGCGCGAAGTGACTTTCCGCTTGGCGTCCCGGCGAGACAAGCAACGCTGGGATTGGTCCCCAGTCAGAAGGAACCGGCTGAACCGTTCCTTTCAAGCCCTCGCAGGCGTAGGGACTTTGCAATTGGACCGACGAAAGCACGGCGGGAACGGGGGGAGAGCTATCGCTCTCCCCTTGCCGGGAGGTGATCGATGACTCAACTCACAGAACATTTCACCCTGGAGGAGTTTACGGATTCGCAGACGGCGGCGCGCATGGGCATCAACAACGTGCCGCCGCAGGGTAGTCCGGAGCGCAAGAACCTCCTACGCACGGCCGAAGTGATGGAGGAGGTGCGCACTCTCCTGAATAATAAACCGGTGCTGATCTCTTCCGGCTATCGGTCTCCGCAAGTCAACGCGGCGGTCGGGGGCAGCAAGACGAGCGCGCATATGAGCGGGCTCGCGGCTGACTTCTCGTGTCCCGGTTTCGGCACGCCAAAAGCGATCTGCAAGCACCTCCACGCGCATATGAAGGCGCTCGGCGTTGACCAGTTGATCTACGAATATGAGACCTGGGTCCATCTTGGGCTGACGACGGACGCGCCGCGTCACATGGCGATGACCATCGACAACAAAGGCACGCGCAGCGGCTTTGCATGACCCTCGCTCAACTCCCCTTTCCGGTGACGCCACCAAAGATCGTGGACTATCCAGGGGTCACTGCGGCGCTTGGCGTCGTCCTGTTCACGTCGATTCTCTTGGTGGTCGTCAAGCATTACGACCCGACCGGCGGAACGCTGACCATCTCGCTGATCGTCGTGCTCGCGTTCATCGCCGTGGTGGCATTTTCGTTGCTGTACAACATTCCCGCCGACGACGAGGTCACTCCAGCGGTTGTCGGCGGGCTGGTCGCGGCGTTTGGAGCGGTGGTTGCTTTTTGGCTGGGTCGGGGCAATGGGCGCGATGGTTAGCGCGCTCGAAAGGATCAGGGCCGCGAACTCAAAATATAAGCCCGATCACGGGCATGAGTTGTTCCACCGGCTCAGAGAGGCGAGGATCGCCAGGGGCCTGAGCCAACATGCGCTGGCGGAAAAGATTGGCTGCAGCGACGGCGATTTCCATCGCTACGAAAAGAGGGAGCATCTCCCCAATTCGGACACGTTCGTCGCGTGGCTGCAAGCGTTAGAATTTACGATTGTCCCACCTGAGTAGCAGGAGGGCGAAAGTTGTAGCGGTCAAACTTTCGCCCTCCCTAGCGCTGCCTGATACGCGAGCGTTGGGGGTTTAAACTCGCCTCAAGCCAACGCGTCTGTACGCGCGCTCCGCTGCCTGCGCGCGACGAGTATCAACCCGCCCAAACCCAGCATGAGCATCGCCCACGTCGAGGGTTCCGGCACGTTGGTCGTCAACTGAGCCGAGCCGCCGAACGACTGCCGGGGCGCCGTGAAGTCGACGGCGAATTGGACCTCATCCGAAGTGAACGGGCCAGTCGCTGACGAGACCGGACCAAAAGAACCATCGAGCAGCGCGGCGGGGAACGTGTGTGTAGCGAGCAGCCCGCCATTGGCGAAGGTGGATTCGGTCGTCGGGCCGGGATCGTTGACCAAGCCATTAACGGTGAAGGTGCTGAGCGTGTTGCCGCGTCCTGCCACATCGCTCTGCAGGACATCGAAGGTCAGGATGTGCGAGCCCGTAAACCCCGCTGCTGCGGTGGCGTCGAGAGTGACGCTGCTGAGATCGGCATTCGGCAAGATCGGCGAGCCCTGTGCATTGATCGTGATGTTGGCGAAATTCGCGTCGTTAGCCGTGAGCGACGCGGCGCCCGTCGTGATTCCGCTGACGTTGTCGATCAGCGACCCGTTGTCGAACACTTCGATTTGCAGCGTCGCCTGCGCGCTCGATGCGCCCACGGCGGCCAGGATTGTCCCCGCCAAAAGAATGCTTTTCATCATGCTGTCCTCCTCGATTCCATAGCGCCCGACCATACTGGGAAATGTGCGTCAAGCAAGTGACGCCGCTTACGTCATATCTTTCTTCGGTCATCGATCAGCGCCTTTCTGATCAGTTGGCGTCGCCTCCACTCGATCGCGTCCCAGATGATGCGCCGCTCGATAAAGTTTGGCTCCCAGCCGTCAAGCTCCAGGCCCCTCACGCTATAGGCTCTCAGTTCGCCTAGCCGAGGATGCTCCAAGAGGTGGCCGTACTTGACCGCCCACTCGTCCGGATGGCGATAGATCGATTCCGCGACGAGCCACGCGGTCTCGAAAAGCGGGAGATCAACGCGATAGAGAACGAAGACCACGATGCGGTCGATCCAGAAGCTGGCGAAGACGGCGGCCATGAGGCTGAGCCAGATGCCGAGGAAGATCATCACTCCCGTCATTCGCCGTCCTCCTTCCTCCTTAAAATGCAGGTGATTTCGGCCGTTTCACGGGGATGAGCTAACTCGCCCACCAGGGCCCCGAACAACCGCTTGAAGGCCCAGCGGCGGCGCAATAGGCCAGCGCCGCCGTTTACCTAGCCCGTGTCACCGCTCCGGTTGCCGGGACAAACCCTCCCTGGCGGGCGTCTCTTAACTTACCTTGCCGCTGTCCATGACGTGCAGACCAAGCGTCTCAAGGTCGCGCTCGATCGTCTCCAGCGCGGCCATGCGGGCGCGATGCTCAGCCATCGCCTCGTTGAGGGCCCCGAGGGGCGGGTTGAACTTTTGCACGTAATAGTCGCGACCGTTGGGCGCGCACTGGGCGAGCGCCCGTTGAGCGGCTTTGACCGCCTCATGGGCGGTCTTGTAGCCTTCAAACAGCGACCGAGCGTCGGTGCCGTTCAGGTGGATGGTGGGCTTGAGCATCACGCTTCCTCCGCTTCCATCGGCTCTTCGCAGAGGCCACAAATGAATCGCGCCTCGGGCTTCGCCCAGCAATTTTGCTGACACTCGGGGCAGGTGTACTTCACCTTGAGCTTGCCCTTCGCCTTGGCCTTGCCGCCATCCGTCCATAGCTCGACGTAGTCGATCGCGATGCCCTGCTTAAGAAGCTTGGCGCAAGCGCGGTCGAACGGGTGGCCCTTCATGATCTCGTGGGTGACCTTGTTGCCGGTCTTCTTGCCCGGCTGGTCGATGCTCACCGGCATGAGGCCGATGCGGATCATCCACTCGCCCCACTCGGCGTTGTGGTAGCCGCCCTTGCCGGGCTTGCCGAGATGGTGCTGCTCAAGATGCACCATCTCGTGCGCCAGGGTGGAGAGGATGCACCGCGTATCGCGCTCTTTGAAGGTCGACGGGTTGAGGGCGATCTCGTCGGTGGTGGACTTGCCGTCGCGGGTGCCGAACCGGTCGCCTGCGAAATAGCCCCGGCAATTGGCCTTGCGCTGCAGGGTGACGAGGCAGGTCGGCAGCTTGCCCTCAAACAATTCGAGGTTGAGGTAGTCATAGGCCTGAACGAGGCCAAGATAGGTGACCTTGGTCGGATCAGTCTTGATCTGGGTAATGGCGTTCATCGGGTTTGTCTCAGGTTGCGACGCGGAATTGCGTCTAGGGCTGTTGTAGCGTGTTCTGCGACATCATGCAACTGGGTTCCGGTCCTCCTCATGCTTGCGCTGCAGGATAGGCAGGTCACGCCCCAGAGTCTCGATCAGTTGTTCGACGGCGATCAGGACGTTGTCGCGCAGCTTCATGCCCTTCGGGGCCTTCTGGTAGGTCTGCGTGGCCAGCATGATGTCCTTGGCGGTCGCCTCGATGCTGGCGGCGACGTCGGCGGCGCTAATGCTCATGGCGTGATCTTCACTCCCCAGGCCTTGAGTTCATCCAGCGTCAGCCAGTACATGCTCGATGCTGGGGTATCGAGCATCTGGTTGATGACGCTGTTCGGTGCGCCGTATTTCCGCAGCCACTTGCCCATCAGGCAAGTGTCATACAGATCGTCCAGGCGGTCGCGTTCGGGATTCGGGGCTTGTCCGGCAGTGTTATTCCGGGCGTTGTGGAGGCCGATGTACCCGTCTGGCGCGATCGATTTCTTCGTCCCCGTCGCCCAGGCGAGAACGCAGGCAGACGAGCATTGGCCACGCGCCGCGACGCCCGTCGCCAAGTGATATTGCTCGATGATCCCGCCCATGATCTCGGCTTCAAGGACGTTGCCGCCGTTGGAGTCGAACACGATCGCATTGCCGAGCTTAAAGATGCTGCCGGGGGGCAAGGTCTGGAAGAAGCTTTCGAGCTTCACCCCGTCGTTGGGTTCAAAGGTGCCGACCGCGTCGATGACAACGTGGCCCTTGTAGGTGCGATAGCTGAAGTCCATCGCCTGGGCCGGAGCCCAGGAAATGGAGAGCGCGGCCACCGCCGCGATGGCGCGGTTCACGACTCGCTCCCCAGCCATTGCTCCAGGAAAGCCACCAACATTTCCACGTCGTCCTTGTAATAAAGCTGGGAACCGACGCATGGGTTGCGTTTCACGCTGAAGTCCATCATCGCGAAGTTGAGCGCTGCCGCGCCGTGCTCAGTCGCGTCCATCGTCGTGACCTGAAGGTATTCGCCCTCATCGTCGCCACCTGTTTTCATCAGGATGGTGATCCCCGCCTGGGGGCAACTCATTGCGCACCCCCTTTCACGACCGCCAGAAGCTCGGCCGGGATCTGCCGCTGATATTTGACCACCAACTTCTTGCCGTACAGCGCTTGCTTCTGGCTCAGCGACGACCGGCTGGCGAGGTCATGGCCAAAGTCAGTGTCGAGCTTGTTGAAGCCCATGCCGTCGAGAACTTGCGCTCCGTCGCATAGCCCCGCGATGACCCTCAGAGCATCGTGGACAGCCTGGACCTGTTGCCCGGAGAGATCATCCACCCCAGGAGCCGGAGGGGCCTGGACGGGCTTCTCTGGCGCTGGGACGGGCGCGTCGAGAAGCTTGGGGGCCTGCAGCGGCTTGCCCTCGCCATCAAGCGCGGCGTCGGCGACTTCCTGCTTGGCGACCATCATCTGGGTCATCCCCGCATCGAGCGAGCCGTCGAGGACAATGTGCTGGATCAGGACCGATTCGCGCTGGCCAATGCGGTGGCACCGATCCTCGGCCTGATTCACCCAGCCGGGGGTCCAGTCGCGCTCGGCGAAGACCTCGTGGCTTGCGGCGGTCATCGTGAAACCCACGCCTGCCTTTTTGATCGAGCAGACCGCGACGCGGCACGTGGCAACGTCTTGGAAGTGATCGACTGCGCCCTGCGCCTGCGCCGGGGTCATGTCGCCATAGATCGCGACCGGCGCAAATTCCGCCAGCGCGTCGCGCAGGCCTTCGACGACGTCGCGGTGATGCGCCCAGACGACGACCTTCTCAACGCCGCCCTCAAGCACGTCACGGACATGCTCGATCACCTGCGGCAGCTTGGCCAGCGCGATCTCGTGACGGATCGCGCTCATCTCCGCGAACGCGGCGTCGGTGGCGTCCTCAAGCGCCTTGACGGCGGCCTGATAGGCGTTCTCGTCGGCGCTCGCCGCGCCCACCAGCGTCCTGGCCTTCGTCACCCGCTCGACGAGCGCGCTCTCGCGCTTGATCAGCGCCAACGCCTTCGCTGTCGGCTCCAGGACAATCACCTGTCGCACCTTCGGCGGCAGATCGGTCAGCACGTCTTTCTTCAGCCGCCGAACCATGAACGATGAACGGAGCTTGGTGTTAAGCTCGGCAAGGTTGCTGGCGCCATCGGCCTGGAAGCCATACTCGCCGTGTTGGCCGGCGCAGTAGCGGACGTGAAAGTCCATCCAGTTCTTGCCCAGCCCATTGCGGTCGAAGGCGTGAACGAGGGTCCACAATTCGCTCGGCCGGTTGAGGATCGGCGTGCCGGTCATGGCGATCCAGCGGCGCGGCTTGAGCGGCTCGATCGCCCAGCGGCGCGCACCCTTGTCCCACTTGCCGAACAGCGCCTGGGTGCGCTGCGCCTTCTTGTTTTTGGCGTAGTGACATTCATCCAAACAAGCCATGTCCCAAGCCCGCGCGCGGACCGCGTCGGCAAGCTTGAGGAGGATGTCATAGTTGACGATGACGACGTCGGCCTCCGGCAAACCGGCCGAGGTCGCGAGTCCCACCGACATGGGCCGCACCAGCCACTTGCGAACCTCGCGCGCCCAATTGAGCTTGATGCCCGCTGGGCAGACGATCAGCACGCTCTTGATGCTGGGGTCCGCATTGATCACGCCGACCGCTTGAATCGTCTTGCCCAATCCCATTTCATCGCCGAACAGGACATGTGGCCGGTCGAGCGCGAAGGCGATGCCAGCGCGCTGATAGGGCTTGTAGGCGAGTCCCTCGGGAACCGGGAGATCGATGGCGGCGTCGGTGGCGCGGGAGGCGTCCACGGCCCTCTGCGCCCGCTCATGCGCGGCTTGGCGCTCGGCATTGATCGCGGCGACCGCCGCAGCGTCGCCCTGCGCAAGCTTCTCGGCGACTTCGGGCTTATCCGTCCACCAGCACTTGCGGTCGGGGTTCCAGCGCGCGCCTGCGGCCTTAACGATGTCTTTGTCGGCGAAGGCAGATCGTACGATCCAGATCTTGCCTTCCTGGGTGAGAGAGATGGTCATCAGAGCACCTCCACCACATCGGCTTCAAAGCACCAAGAATGCTCGGTCAGGACGAGCGCTGGTGCTTCGGTGTTGCGGGCGTAGGGCTCCAGCAGGGTGGTCTGGATGAACTTCTCGCGCACGACGTCTTCGCTCACGCCGAGATTGCTGTGAGTGTCGAAGCGAATGCGGTCGCCGACTTTGATGTTGGTCCGGGCGAAGGCGTCCAAGAATGTCCTCGACTCGGGGGAATTGGGCCGGGTGACGACGATCGAGAAACGATGCGGATCGTCGGCGGCGAGGGTGTTGGCCCACTGAGTCGCTAACGCGAAGTAGCGCTCGTCTTGGTCATTGGAGGTCATCGGGTTCTCGTCAAAAAAAGAGGGGCAGGATTGCTCCCGCCCCGTTTGTAGCAGATCCTGCGACAAGTTACAAGCGCGTTTAGTCCTCAAACTCTTCGGGCACCGGATGCCGTTTTCCGAACGCTCGGAAAACGGTTCTCATATTTCTCCTTCAGTGAACGAGAACTTCGAAGCCATAATCGGCGATGCCCTCAAGCAGGGTGGTCACGAAGCGGTGCTCGACCGCGAGCGAGAACCCAAACCACTGGGCGTCGTCGGCGACATGCTCGGCGATCCATTCCTGGGCCGCCTCGGTGATCGGGGTCACCAGCCAGATCGAGCCATGGTTGCTGACTTCGACGTCGACTTGCGCGCTCATCGGACACCCTCCAGAGCGGTCTCGATCGCCTCAATGAGCCGCTTCGCTTTAGACATCTCCCAGCCGGGGTGCTCGCAAGACTGATAGTCGTAGCAGCTAACCGCGTCCGCGACGGCGCGCCGGTTCCACTCCTGCGGCTCGTACTGGTAAGCGGCGATGTCTTTAAGATAGCCCGCATATTCGGAGGCGTGGCGAGCGGGCATGTCGTAGCGATAAGCGACGCTCTTGACGTTCTCGCGCCACAGCATGCGCCCGAGTTCGGTGAGGGTCGCTTTGTCCTCGCACTGAATGCGCGCGGCCTGCGCCGCGACGAGGATGTCGATATCTTGTTTGGAGACAACAAAGGCGGACATTGGTAGGCCTGTCAGGTTTGAACGGGGCAGGAGCGCCCGTTCCCCATGTAGCAGAACCTGCGACAACGTCAAGCGTGCGGCGCCAGCGTGATCGGAGCCTTGCGGCGCGTGATCCTGCGCTTGCGCGTCGTCGCTCCAGTCGGTTGCATGTAAGCGCGCAAGGCGGCGAAGTGACCGGCGCACGGCTGGCATAACGGCGTCTTGCCCGTGCCCTTCGTTTCGGCGTCGCAGCGAGGACAGTTCATGATCGCCACTCTTATTTCTCTTATAGGGTCAAAAACCCCGCCGAGAAACCGCGCAAATCGCACCAAACACGATAGGCGTTTAAATGGCCAGAGAAGTCCGTGGAACCGTCCCTGCGACAGCCCTTATGATGCAGCCTAGATTGCAGGACGCCTGCCAGAGGCCCGTTTGCGGCCCGCCAAAGGGCTAAAAGTGTCACAACCCAAGCGTCGGTTGTGTCTGGCCGACTTTCCGCTTTATGGGCGTTTTCCCGAAATTATCGGCCTAACTCATTCTACTGGCTCGACAAACTCCA